CACCTACCAAGGCGGAGTCATACTGACTTCAGTTCCAACCACCCCAATGAACCTCTGGACCCCCGAACGCTGCAAGACCATCTCCACCCTGGTCTTGATGGACAACTCGCTCGAAATGAGTTCTCAGGCCGTTATTACCAACAACTCTGCAAGAAAAGACCGCCTGGTGTCCATCGTCGAAATGATCCAAGCCGAACTGCGTTCCCGCGTTTGATCCCCCGGCCCTTTTGGGGGCCTTCTTTCTCCCCCCAACCAATGAAACAAGTCCGTTACCAAAGCACCAAGCTTTACAACGACCCCGGCAGCCCCCGGTGGTTTGCTCCAGCCTTCACCACTTTTCTGTTCATGCTGTTTGGCGGTGCCTTCTTCGTTTCTCTGACCGGCACGATGGACCAGATGACGGAACGCGATTGCCGCCTGGGCGTGCAGGCCGCCTGCGAGGCGCTGCAAAGTAAGTAGCAAGAGTTATGCCAAGTCTTCAAAACCGACAAAAGGCTTCAGCTGTTGGCCTATGCACAAATTGCTGCAAAAGGCCCCAAGCAATGCACCGGGTAACTTGCCATCAGTGCATCACTAGGATTTCAATTCAAAACTACTTTAAACACAATCGCGGCCCTGCATCTGCTCATGGTTCTTGCTACATCGAGGGCTACAGCCCTGATTGGCTCCAACAGATGTTCGACAAATTCAACGGCCGCTGTTTTTACACCAACGCAGTTATTGAGATTGGAGGCGAAGAAACTGCTGCAGTGACGCTTGATATTCCCAAAAAACTGGTCACAGTTTACGGGGAAGCCAAGGTGATTCATCACAACAATCTTGTTTGGTGTCATCGCGCAGTCAAGCGATTCAAGGGTCAACTCACAGGAGATGACTTCAAAACCCTTTGGAATGATCTTACTTTTTCAAACAACAAATAGGAGGACAAACCCCAGTGCTTCAACCACCCCTGGCATCGCTTCTGAAGTCTGCCCATCCAGACTCTAGGCCCCAAATGACTCAAAGCGAAATCACCCGAATGTTTCATATCGCCCAGGTGCATGGGGGCGACTTCGAGCGGAAGTTAGCCACCGCAGGCCTGGTCGCTGACCCGGACAACGTGGCCAAAATCTTGCGGACCTGGCCTCAGCTTCAGGGCATATATGGTCCTGGCGGCATCCATTGGGATCGGGAGGACGTGAAGTGAACGTCTCGGAAGTCGATTATTTCAGCAACCCTGGCTACAGCCAAAGCGACATGAAACAGGCTTTGGAGTCTCCAGAACTTCTTTATTGGATGAAGCATCAAGGTGGACGTGTTGAACGTAAACCAAGCCCTCAAATGATTGAAGGCAGCTTGACCCACTGCTTCATCCTTGAACCTGACAAGTTACAAAGTAACTACCAAGTTTGCGCCCCACGCAACACCAAGGCAGGCAAAGAAGAGTTTCAGCAAGCCATAGAGAATGGTCGGCAACCCGTCACTTTGGCCCAATATGAAAGGGCACTGGGCATGAATCACGCCGTAAATGGCGACCTTTTATGCAACACCTTTTTTGTTGATGGGTTAGCTGAACAATCTTTTTTCGCTAAAGACGATTCGACAGGCCTGCAGATAAAAGCTCGGTTGGATTGGATCACCCCAGATGAAACCATTGTTGATTTAAAGACGGTGGCAGCTGGTGGGGCAAGCCCAGCCAATTTTGCCAAACAGGTGGCCAATTTTTCTTACCACCTGCAATGCGCCCACTATCTGGAGATGTCCCAGATGAAGCGTTTTGTCTTTGTAGTTGTTGAACGTGAGCCGCCTCATCAGATCGGCATATATCGCCTTGATGATGACGCGATTGCAGAAGGCCGCTACTTACGCAAAAAGGCCCTGGACCTGATCGCAAACTGCAGAGTCTTTAACAACTGGCCGGGGCACACCCCGATAGAACCGCAAACCCTTTCACTGCCCGCTTGGGCCTTCAAATAATGGACATGTCCACGATTCTTCTAGATCAAGCCGCCAAGGATGCCTTGGCTGCACCTCTTGATCTCAACAATGTCAAAAAACGCAAGGGCGCTGGAGGTCGCACGCTCGATTACATCTCCGGCGAACACGCCATCTCAGAAGCAAACCGTATTTTTGGGTTCGATGGATGGAGCAGTGAAACCCTTGATATGAAATGTGTAAACGAAAAACAACCCACATATATCGCCCGCGTTCGCGTCCGTGCCGGTGGTGTCACCCGTGAAGGGTGGGGAGGTGATAACAGCCACGACCATGAAAACGCCGTTAAAGGTGCCGAGACTGACGCAATTAAGCGAGCCCTTCGCACGTTTGGCAACCAGTTTGGTTTGCCCTTGTATGACAAGGAGGAGAACGCCGAAAACCTGACCCGTGGTTCAGACCCTGCACCAAAGCCCCGGCCAACGCCTAGCCCGGAGTTCAAGCGCACCCAAGAGATCGTCGAAAAAGAAATTAAAACGGGCGCCTTTTATAGCTGGAAAACCAAAATTAATAACTCTGGCCCTGGGACTGACTGGATGGCCATGGATGTCGCCATCCGAAACGGCAAAAACAAAAATGGAACCGATGCTGGACTCACCGACGCCCACAAACAAGACCTAATGAAGGCATATAAAGCAAGAAAAGCCGAAGTTGAAAAGGTGGCAACCGCATGACCATGATCCAGGCCAACTATGACCCGAACTATTCCGGGCCCTACTTTTCTGAACAGCAGCTAGCGCAGCGGTGGGGCAAACACCCAAACACCCTGCGCCGTTACCGACAGGCAGGCACTGGGCCCGCTTTTTACGAAGTGCGGCAGGTCTTTGGCCCCCGCGCTCCACGCATCAGATACAAGCTTCATGACGTGCTGGCCTTTGAGCTGGCCAACTCCATTACCCCCGACAAACTCAATGGCTGATTTCATCCCCGCTCTTCCCGTTTCTGGCAAATGGAGCATTTATGAAAACGACGCAGACCACAAATGGAATCCTGGCGGCAAAAGGCTGGTGCTCAGGATCCCTCTTGAGTCAGTTCCGGCTTTCTGCCAACACTTGATGAACCTTGCTGATGATCCTGAGATGCACAAAGAAATGGAGGTTTGGGACTTTGACACCAAAGAAAACAAAACATATACAGCCATCCGAGCTGGTTTCAATGCAAAGCCTGGCAAAGAAGATGACGACGGTTGGTACGGCACCATCAGCCCCCAGGCGCATAAGGCCCCAGCCACGCAGTCTGTTGGCAATGTGACGATCCAAGCCAATGCCGAAGACATCCCGTTCTGATGGCAGGCCCTGAACTCCAAGCCTTTCGAGAGCTGGACAAATTAGGGCTGATCTTAGAGGGCGAGTTTTTCTCGCCCTTCATAGCGGGCCAGGATCACTACACCAAACTTTTGGCGGCCATCAAGGCTGAGCGCCTAGGCATTAAACGCCGCGCACAGTAATCATCCAACCTGAATTCGGCCCTTCAATCAGCCACCTGTAGTTGAACTCAGACTGACGAATTTGAACCGATTTGCCGGACCGGGATAAATCATGGCCGCCTTTCTGCATGAGTGGATAGCCCATGGGATCGTGCATGACGTAATACTGATCGCCAACCGGGCTGTGTTTGCCCTGCACCGACGTGATCACCGACCAATGGCCGCAGGCAATGCCATTGCACATTGGCGGTTCGCCTTTGGTTAAATCGCCTTTGTCATACCAGCCAACGAGAACGGCGGATCCACGAGAGATGGCCGCTTCGATCATCTGCGGATTGCCCTTTTGAGTGAACTCCACATCCAAACCCAAAAACCGAAGCGTGCGAATCTGAGCGTCAACGCTGGTGGTGTCCCCAAAGCTGGATAAGTGGAAGATGTACTCGTTATCACTAGAGACCCGATTGACGCTGGCTGCGAGCATGGCGGCGGAAGAGGCGAAACAATCACGCCAGCCATCGGGGCCGTTATCGGTTTGTTTGAAATAAGGGACATAGACCGTTTCGTCAATCCCAGCAGCCCGCCAGGCCTCGAACCACTGGCTGTCTTCCTGTAGAAGCTCAGCAGGCATGGCATCTTGTAGGGACGCAACGCCAGCCAGGTGATAGGGCGAGTCATCCCTAAAATGTTGAAAGAAGGGCAGCAAACTGAGCACGCTCAGAAAAGTTACAGACGGTCTGATAATGGTCGGTTGCAAACGCTTTCGCCAGCTGTATACCCGCTGATAAAAACCAGCGTTGAACTGAACAACAGCAGCATGACCGCGCCGCCCGCAACGAACCAACCCGCCAACGAAAAGACGGAGATTTTCATTTTTCAATTCTTTTTTCCGGGTACATGGACTTCACCACAAAGGCAACGACTTGATCGTCTATTTGTGATTCGGTCGATTTGGCGTAGGCGGTTAAAAGATCGACCACCAGTTTTTTCACTCCCTCCGATTGCAAGAACCGAAACAGGATTGGACGGATCAGCAGCAGCATGGTTTGGCCTGATCGTTACCCTTTAAGCGTAGCTCTGTTGCGTCATGGCAGAAACTCCAGAAGACAACCACGAAAAAGAAAGTATCTGTATGGCGGATGTCGTCAAGGCTTTGGTGCTTGCTTGGAGTGCTGCCCTGCTTACTGCTTCTTACTTAGGCATTTTCCCCCAAATGAAAATGGACAACACTTTCGTCGCGTCACTCCTTACAGGTGCAATGGCATCGTTTGGCATTGAGCGCAAGAACAACGGAGGAGGCAATAAGAAGCCGACTATCGTTGACAACAAAGACACCAAAGCTGGCATCAAATGACCCGCGCACTTTTGGTATTGGGAGCCACATTGGCGGCTGCTTTACCTGCTCAGGCTGACCTCACGCATCGACTCAGTAGTTCAGTGCAACTTGATGTAGGCGGAGCATCAAGTCGGGCTGTTCGCCTTGGCAACACCTACAGCATCAGCGGCAACGGAGTTGACACGTCAATCACCGCAGGCGGCAACACCACGGCCGACGCCCTTGGTGGACTTGGCGCAGCTACAAACGGCGTAAACGCGATCACAATTCCAGACGCAACACAGAAGACTGCGGGTAACGCTTTTAGCTTTGCGACCAGCTACTCGCAAGGCGATCTTGTGCCCACATCAGCCCCGACCGTTGGAGCTGTGCCAGCCTTTGGCGATGTGACCAGCACAGCCGCAGGCACAAACACTGGCTTGAGTGGAAGCGTTACCACAGCTGGGACCGTCACGATTGCTCCCGGCTTGGGGAACACCAGCGCCATTGGGCAGGTGATCAGTGAACTACAAAGCCGCTAGTGCGCTTTTGCTGCTGTTGGCATCACCAGCGGCAGCGGTGCCGGTTATCCCTAACTTCTCCCAGGGGCTGGTGACCAGCCATACCGAGTCGAAAACGGTAGTACGCGAGAGCATTATTTCGGAATCGCACCGCACTGGCTGGGAGTACACAGTGATGGGCACTGGGGTTGAGCCAAGCAGTGGCACCGTGAGCCCTTCAGCTAGCAGCACAGCTCTAGACCTTGCCAATCGCAGCAGCTGGGTTCAATCGACGCCAGGCGCTGCCTTTCAGTTTGCAGAGACTTATCAGGGCCCCGGTTTGATCGAAAAAGTAATTATTGACAGGGAAACAATCATCGAAAGCGTAACCGACTCCACCAGCACTTTTAGCCAATGAGAGCGACAGCAACTGCACTGCTGCTCGGCTTGATCTACACCGGGCCTGCCGCTGCACAGGTCAGCGCAACTGCATCTCCAGTGTCAAATAGTAGCGGCTCAGTTGTTAATCAGGCTGTGCAGGTGACACCGGGTCAATATCAAAAATTTAGCTTTGGTTCTGGAATTCAATGTGACGGAGCAACGTTAAATGTGTCTCCTTTTGTGTCTGGTGTTCACTCTTGGGGTAGACCTAACAACGAATATTATGAAGAACCGGTTTACGATAACAGCGATAATTACGGCTTAACTGACCCAGAAACAGGCTTGGACGGACCAGACGGAATTCCCGACAGTCCTGGCCGAGTCCTGTTTATGAAACCAATGAGGACGGGGTATCGGAGCAACTACAGCAACAATTTTGGGATCACTGCGACAATATCTGTACCATTAGATCGTCGTGCTATAAACCTTTGCCTCAAGGCTGCAGAAAAACAGGTTGCTCTTTATGAACAGAGCTTGGCTGATAAAAGATTAAATTACGAAATGGGGCGCTTAAAAGCGTGCCAACAGGCGATTCGGGATGGATATGGCTGGTCTGACAACAGTCCCTTCAAAGCAATCTGTGCTGATGTAGTTCTCAAGCCAATTCCCGTGGAAGGTCACACCCACGCTATTACTTACCCACAGCCCGACGCAAAGCCATTAGTGCTCGATTCCGATCTCGTTGAGCCAGGATTCGTTCCGACAAAGATACCGGTACTTCCTTTTTCAACAGAAGCTTCTTCACAACCTTCTTCGTGATTGGCTTGGCCAGCTTCTGCAACACTGACGCAATCGGCTTAGACAAAATCGCAGCTGTTGTAGCAAAAGCAGCTGTAAGCGCCACAGAAGTTGTGGGGCCAACGTCCGGCAAGTAATTATCAACAACCTGGCTGACCGGGACTGAGGCCCAGGTCTTGACGCACTCACCATCCTGCAGCTCGTAACCCGCAAGAACCTGCGTTCCTAATTTGTTAAACGATCCAATTTCTTTCGCGCCAAACGGTGGGCACGGTTTGTCCTGTCGCAAGCTTAAAGGTCTTGGGACGGCACTCGGTACACTTGGGGAAGGGACTGCGGCCGGGGCTTTTGACTCCGGCTTTTTCATGTTTGCTTGTGGTGGCTGCACCCATGTGAAATCGCGGGGGCTGTAGTTAGGGGCTTCATAAACAGGGACCGAGCCATCGCACAGCGTTACTGTGCCGCGTGGATCATCCTCAAAGGTTTGGACACCGCCGCCCTGGCTAATACGCGCACGGACGCATCCGGGCATCTCAATAACTGGGAACGCTGCTGAAGTTACCGGTGGGGCTATTGGTAAAACAGGTGGCGGGATTGGTTGGCCCACATAGATGTCAGGGACGCCAATGCCTCGCACACCTATCGCACGAATTTGCGGCATATAGCCAAAGCGTTTACAGGGGGTAGAGCCTTAAAAACAAGTTAAAACGGTGACCTGATCGCGGGCCCAGTTGCCTTGGGCAGCTCAGGCATCTTTGGGACGGGCACTTGATCGAGGATCGTTTCTGTCAGCTCCAGCTTCATATCGCTCAGATATAGCTTCATCATTGACGGTACGCGCGTATAAGCCATAACGCCGATCACAGCCAAGCTTGTTGAAACGGTGAAGCCAAGAACACTCAGCAGATTGAAAATTTTTTGAGCCATAGTTTTTAGGTAAACAAAAAGCCCCCTCCCGAGGGCTTCTTGCTGTCTGTGTGAGGAGACTTCTAAGTTATAACTCAGAGATCAAACGTTTTGCCAACTTTGAGGTTGAAGTTGGTGTCTGAGTTGATGCTGGCAAAGGACAGCTCGCTGTAACCCGCGCCAAAGTTGTAGCCCGCCTTGCCGCTGATACCCACCTCAGTGTCTCCGGTATCAGGAACCTGGATCATGGGGCCAATTTGAGCGAAAAAGCCCTCGCCCTTAGCGCCCAGGTGCAGGTCAACGGTTGCGCCGGTCACGCCGTCTTCGCCAGCTCCGACGTTAGCTTCTGGGTTGAAATACGGGCCTGAGATCGCAGACAGGGGGGCCAATGCACTGACCGCAATGACGGCGGCACCAGTCACAATAGATTTGATCATTTTGAAACGAGAAAACGTTTTCCTTGGATACATTAACCGGCCCAGTCAATGGACGGTTTTGAATGTGATCTACAGGATCAATCTTCGTCACTACCAGGAGACCATAAATGATGTTTTTTAAAAAGCCCCGTATATAAACCGCGCTGAGGATGATCGACGTTGTCGCGGCCTTCGTAAAAATAAAGCATCTCAAGCCATTGCACTCGATTCCTGGCAACAGTTAAATCTTCTGCCCCAGGTTTGCCGCAAATTAGTGGGTCAGGCTTTTGCATCAGACAATCGTGTAAGTGCTCCCTGAGGTTACTGTCACGGTCACGCCTGAGGCGATTGTGATTGGCCCAGCACTCATGGCATTTTTGCCTGAGGTGATCGAGTAATTCGTCGAGATTGTCTGCGCGTTTTCATAAATGCAATCGTCCGCAACAGTGCCACCACCTGCAATTGCAGCAACAGAGCCGTCGTCTTTTTTCGTAAAAACGACGCCCGTATCAGTTCTAATGGCGAGTTCGCCTACAACAAGATCTGAGGCACTTGGGTCAGAGGTGCCGCGCTTGTGCTTGATTGTGTTCGCCATTGGTAGCTCCGATCAATAGGTGCCGCCATCGAGAACGAACGAGCTGGCCGTTCCGTTCGCGAGGAAAGTCACCACATCAGAAAGTGCAACCTGCTTCATCGTGCCTGCGTCGTTCAACACCACGCGGTCAGCAGCTGCCAGCGTCGTTGAAGTCGCTGATGTTCCACCGTCTAACAGGTTTAACTCGGTGGTTGTAACTGTTGCCCCATCGAGAATCCCGATTTCGGTGGAGGTCAACGCAGCGAGTGCAGATGCACCGCCTGATTGACATGAGGAAAGAGCTGTTAAATCAGCCGCGAGCGTTTGAGCGCCAATGCTTGTACGTGCAGTTGCTCCAGTTTCGAGGACAAAATTAGAGCCATCACCAACGATGAAGCCACCATTAGTAACGGCCAGGCCAGCAATATCAGTGAGCTGAGCGTCAGAAGCTTGCTTCGCGTCTAGCTGAGTTTGAATGCTGGACGTGACTCCATCAACATAATTCAGCTCCGTAGTTGATAGCGTTGCACCATCAAGGATTGCAACCTCTGTAGAAGTAAGCGCGGCAAGAGCGGCTGACGCTCCAGACTGACAACTTGAAAGGTTCGTTAAATCAGCTGCAAGCGTTTGAGCCCCAATACTTGTGCGAGCGGTTGCGCCAGTTTCCAGAACAAAGTTGCTGCCATCACCAACAATGAAACCGCCGTTTGTTACAGCCAGGCCAGCTACATCAGCAAGTTGTTGATCGAAGGCTTGAACGTTTGCGCCGATTTCGAGGCCAAGGGCGCTTCTGGCAGCAGATGCAGAAGTTGCACCCGTGCCACCATCACCAACCGCAAGCGTTCCAGTAATGCTTGAAGCATCTAGTTTTAAAGCAAGCTCGGCCGATTCAATAGCAAGGCCGCCGTTGCTTTTTAAGTCGGCAGATATTGTGCTCCCAGTTTTCTGCAGGCCATCGCCTGCTGTAATTGCACCTGCGCCAGAGAACTGCGTGAAACTGAGAGCGGTAGAACCAACCGTGATGGTGCCGTCAGTGGTCAGGACAAAGCCCTGATCCGCTCCAACAGTGCCCTGCTCAACAAAGACAAACGCACCGGAAGTTACTTCGCTATCAGCGTCAAAATCGCTTGAGCGTGCCCAGGTGCCGGACTTGCAGTCATAGATGCCGTTTTGTGATCCGGTGGACTGGTTTTTGACCAGAACACGCTCATCAGCAGAAACCGCGACCCCGTCAATCGTCTGCGTGCCAGACAGTGTGATGTTTGCCGTGGTGGCAACCTTGACCGAATCTTTTACATCTAGGCCAGTTTTAACCGCATCGACATAAGCCTTGGTCGCTGCATCCTGTGCCGAAGTCGGATCAGTGACGTTAGTCAGCTTGTTTGAGTTGACGTCAATGTTGCCCGTAGGGGCAGCCATTTGATCAAGACGATTGACCCGAACACCAGTGTCAAAGTCACTGATTTTTGTATGGGCAATGCTTGGAATATCAGCAGCAACTAACGACCTGAATGTTGGGTTCGCATCAGATCCAGTAGTTGGGCCAGCTAGGACGAGGTTTGCACCTTTGGCGTCGGTCTTGGAGATAAACGCGCCAGACCCGCCAATCGTGATGATGGATGTCGCAACTCCCGCAGAATTATCTCCGAACCCATAGTAGAGCTTAAGGTCACTCTCGTTGAAAGCTAACTCCGAGCTAGCGAGTGAGCTGGGACTACCATCCGCCCCCGAAGCTGCCCTCTTCTTGATGCGAATGGTGTTTGCCATGGCTTAGAAGTTCCCGCCCTCTACGAGGCTCAGTTTAGTGGTGGTCGTGTCCGCCTTAAACTCTCCAGCTGATGCGGAGTAGTAGACGATGCTGTCATTTACTTTAGCGTCACCATTAAAAACGAAACCAGCCGACGCCGGACCTTGCGGGCCTGTGGTTGTGATCGAAACGGTGTTTGTCGTCGTATCTTCGACAACTGTGGTCTTGCCGTCTGTGGTGACGTTAACTGCTGTCATGGCGACGTGTAGCCCTCAGACACAAAAATAACGCCTTCCAAGTAATACTCACGGAGCCCGCTTCCGTTTTCAAGGAGTACGTCGTAATACAACTCGTCGATAAACGTTGCTGTTTGAGTGTCAGTCAAACTAATTGTAATTTTGCCGTTAGCTCGATCTGTGTAAGCAACCGTAAAATCTGCATATTTAGTCGCTCGCGTTTTGTCCCATGCTTGCGCGTAAACAGTAAATCCGGTCAAGTTTATAGCCGTATTGGTGCTGTCCTTAAATTGAAGGATCACGCTCCAATCAGCACGCCGCTGAAGCTCAAATGAATATGTCCCAGGGTTGACAGCCATAAAGCACCACCTCCTGAGACGAGTCTACCTTTTTTAAGAGTATGGACTAGCGCCTAAAAGGCTCGTGTCCCATGCGGCTTTCAGTTCATCGGCTGTAGTTGCAGCGTCAATTGCAGAAGCGGCAGGTGCATCGCGTAAAGCTTCCTTCGCTGTGACGATTGCAGCAGTGTCAGCACTGGTTTCTTGAGCACGGGTGAACTCAAGATCTTTGGCTTCCAGCAGGGGCTTACGTGCCACACGCACATTGTCGCGGTGGATGTCCTTTGCTTTGGTCAGATCAAGTCCAATTGGCATGTCAGCTCTCTGTGTAGGTCCAAGCATTACGGAACGAACGATCGCTTGGAACGTCCGCTACGTCAACGATTTGATATGCCTTACCAGCAGGCACATCCTTACGGGCGATGTCTTCAACACTCAGCCCGCAGTTGTCAGACGGGATGATGACGGAAACGCCACCGTCGTCATTGGGGAAAATAATGCGCTTGTCGCTCATGGCTTAGTGGGCCAGGTAGGGTTTGCAGGATCGCTGGTGTTAGCGGGAAGATCCCGTAACGCCTGACGATAAGTCCGCATGTCTGCACTAAGAGTAGCGTCAGACAA